TAGTAGGGTCGGTCCACCAAGTGGTGTTACCCGCGCTCTTCGCGGTCGGCATCTGCATCGACAATCTCCTTCAGAAGTTGGAGTGCCGCCAGCATACCAGAAGAGTAACCCACATGCCACTGATATTGCTCAGAGGTTTCGGCGGCGCCTTCCAGGAGTGCAATTCCCAGTTCGCGCCGCCTAGCCTCGATGAGCTTCTCGAAGTGCTTCAGCACTTCCCGCCCTTCATGTAGCCGCCCTTGGCCATCTTCGGCATCATGCCCTTCGGCATCACACCCTTGGCGGGCATCTTCGCCATGCCGCCCTTCTTGTAGGTGCCCATGTCGTCACCCCGGAGGGTAGCGCGCTTGGCGCGGGCGGAAAACTTCTCGGTGGGCAGCGCGGCGGGATTCCCCATCTTGCCACCCTTCATCATCGGCTTCTTCATCATTGTTGGCTCCTCAGTAAAATTTAGCGGGACGGGTGCCCCGCTTCTCACAACCGCCGCCCTTCACGCTACCACCCTTGGCGTACTTCTTCACCTTGCCACCAGCCTTGTACGGGAAGGCCGTGCCATAGCCGCCGGCATCCTCGTCTTTCAGGGTCCCGGGGCTATACTTGGTCGGCACGGGACGAACAAAATCCTTGACCATTTGGGGGATGGATCGGATGTTAGTCGTGATGACCTTGCCTCCCGGATACCTACCCTTAGAATAAGCTATTTCCGGGTCATCCGTGTCAGTGACAGTGGCCTTGCCCTTCGAGTCACGGTAAATTTGATCCCCGCTGCGCTGGCCTTCCACGCGCGGATAAGTCGTCCTCTTGCGGCCCTCCCCCAGATCCTCCTCGATGGGGGGACCGCCCACTCGACGGTACGGGGGCAGCTTATCCGAGGTGGAGCCACCCGATGCAAACTTGCGACGATTCATGCGAGACTTCTGAGAATTGCTCACTTTGCCACCCTCCTGGTAAGCGGGACCCTTTGCCCGCATGGCCGATGACAGGAAACCGCTGCGGTCATCAGCCTTGTTGAAATCCTTGGCGACCTTGCCGGGCACCCCGACCTTCTTGGCGAAGACGGGATCGTGGGCTGCACCCGCCATCATGCGGGCTTGGCGAAAAGACTTACTGGGCACCGGTATGTTTCCCCATCGCAGTGACCGCAGCCAGCGAAGCCTTTCGCGCGCTGTCCGAGTCCTTCTGCTTGATCTTGAGACCGTCCACAAAACCCTTCTGGTCCTGTGCCTGCTGGCGCAGGTCGAGTTCGCGGTTGCGTACCGCAAGCTGCGCCGCGTTGTTGAGCATCTTGTCGCCATGCTCCTTGGCGCGCTGCTGCAACTCGGCCATGCCAAGCTGCACCGTGGAATCGTTCTGACCCTGCGCCATGGCTTGCGCCTGCGCCTGCGCCTTCTGCACATTCATCATGGCAATCTGCTGAATGGCCTGTGCCTGAGCCTGGTCACCCGGCATGCCAGAAGCCATCGCAGCCTCCGCATACTGCATGAGAACATGCTCCTGCACGTTGGCCTGTACCAGAGGAGCCATGGCGGCGAAGATCGGGGAAGCGCCCGCATTGGGATCCTGCAGGAATGCCATCTTGGCCTGGATGTGGGCCTGGTGATCCTGGCCGGGAAACGCCTTGATGGGCTGTCCGCGCATGAGGGCCATGAGGTCCTCAAGAGGGCTGAGTGGCATGGGATTCTGCTGCGGGGGCAGGATCTTGTCCACGTTCTCCACTTCCATGGCGCTGTAGACACGGCGGTACACTTCCCGCATGTCATGCATCTGCGGGTTCTGCGAAGCCACCTGCAGCAAGGTGGTGGCTCGCGTCAGACGATGAGCATTACTGGGAGTGTTGGGGTCGCTGCTGGGGATGATATCGACTTCGGAGTTGATGTCGAGAGTGAAAATCCCGCGCGGCATCCCCTCGATGTCGTAGGGGTAGCTGGTGAGGAAGTCCCGGTCGAGCCTTCGCAGGATCTTGAACTCCTGCTTCTGGGCGGCGTGGATGCGCTTGTGCGTGGCGCTAAAGAACTTGGTGCTGGCTTCCAAGAGTGCCAGCGTGGTGCCCACGGGGCCGTAATTGGTGCTATCCGCAATGACCTGCTCCGTGGTGTCAGCGAACTTCTGGCCAGCCCCCACAACTTCCTTGTGAAGAGCGAAGAGAGTCTGCGACGGTTCCTTGTAGGGAAGGGGGAATACAGCCTTGCTGATATCCTGCAAGGTGGAATCAACGTCGCGCCACTCCCCCGGCCCGATGGGGTCGTTGCCGCCCACCACCCGCATCGACTTCAGCTTGAAGCCGCCCTGCAGGTTGGCGAACATCCCGGAATCCACCAGGGCCCGCATGCTGAGGGTGGCGGTCTTCGAGAGGGAACCAATGAGGTGGATGAGGCCCAGCCCGTAGAAGCCCATGGTGGGCACGTAGCGATAGTGGACGAACCACTCCAGCTTGCGCTTGGCAGGGTCCTTCTGGTCCCAGTTGCGACGAATGCTGAGAACCCGGCGGGTCGTGGACTCCACCGTCACGATGTAGGGAAGAGGCCCATCCTTGGTCTCCTCCAGGTCATCGAACTGGAAATACCCGTGGCACTCGTACAGCACGTACGCCTTGAAGTTCTCCGGGGCCGCCACGCCCTGAAGCTCGTCCACCTTCTGCGCGATGGGGTTGAGATCCACCATGCCCGGCGCGCCCAGCGGCACATTCCGGTAGAGCCCGTTGGCAATGTCAGCCGTCATGTCCTCTTGGTTGCGGAAGAGGATGTGGGCATAACGCTCGGCGCGTCGGAGGTCGGGAGCATTGTAGCTGACGACGAACTGATCCACGGGGACGTATTCCGCCACGGGTCGATTGAGTCCACCATCGAAATACAGCTTTCGGAAACAAGACCCCACCAGAGGCAGGGCAAAGAGGAGTCTCTCAGTCTCATCGAAGTACTCCACCATCTCCTCAAGGATCTGGTAGTTGAGGAACTCCTTGAGGCGGGAAGCCGCAGCTTCCTTCTCGGGGGTGGACCTACCCCACACCCGGGTGCGCACGGGACCCGCCGCCGGGAAGATCTCCTGAACCGCCTTGCTCTGGAACTTCACCACGTTCTCCAGCAGCAGGGGATGATGCGCGCTGCAGGCCCCCTCGAAGGGCTCCGCCGTGTCCTCGATCTTCAGCCCCAACTCGTCCATGCCCTTGACGATGAGGTTCTCCCACTCAGCGCGGGAGTCAAGATCCGACTTCACGTCATCGCAAACCCGGGCCCCCACCATCCCAAGCTGGGATTCCGAAAGGTACTCCGCCAGGTTGGCATCGTGATCCGAGATATCGATCTCGTCCTCTTCCGGGCTGAGGTCAACGTCAATCCCCCCGTCATCCAGTTCAACTAGAACGGGGGCAAGTTCGATTTCGTCAAGGACCGGATTCTGAATCGGCATTGCGCCAGCTTACCACCTACCGCTCCAAAAATCAAGCCCTCCAATAGGTTCGCCGTTTCCTCCGAGGCTCGTCATCATGTACCTGGTCATCCTGGTTGTAGGGGGTGTAGCTGTCGCGGAGGTACAGGAGGGCCATGGTCATGGCATCTACCTGGTCGTCGTTCTTCCCCTTGGGGAACGCCAAGGCCTCCTCCGCCAAGTCATACGACCAGTTCTCTCCCTCCGGGAGCCACACCCTCCCCGACACGAAAAAGCGGGTACAGGCATGGACCCTGGCCATTTTGTCCTGCCCCTTCCCCGGCACATAGGGTACCACGGGCAACCCCGCCCGCTGGAGGTCAGGAAGGAGAACCTCGCCCGACGCCTTCTTCTCGATGACGATGCGATCCGGGTTATACTTCTTCACCAACTGGCGAGCCTGCTCCAGCAACTCGGGGTACTCCCACTTGCCCCGGCGGTTGGCCAGCAGTATGGCATTGGGCACGTTGAACTCCTTGCCCCTGCTATCCTCGAAGCCCGTGGAGAATACGCCCCAAACCTGCAACACACTGAAGTCGCTGGTCTCCTTCTTGCCGAAGGCCGTATCGCAACTCATCAACAGGGCATCACACGGAGGCAGGGGCTTCCCCTCGGGCCACCACCTGAGATGCTCAGACTTGATGAGGTTGCCCTCCTCCCCCGTGGGCTCCTGCATGTAGAGGGCATTCCACTGGGCGCGAGGCATCGTGGGGTCATCCCGCAACCCCCTGAGGTACTCGGCAGGCCACCTCTCGGGCCAGTACGATTCCTCCTCCTCGTCGAGGGCCGGGATGTTGAGGACCCGCCACTGCTCGGCGCGGGGGTCCCTCTCCGCACTATCAAGGAGCCACCCAGCGAGATCCTCCTCGTGCCACCTCGTGGTGACAACAAGGATCCGGCCGTCGGGCTGCAAGCGGCTGCGAAGGCCTCCGGGCCACCAGTTCTTCACGAACTCGCGGGCGCTCTTCGACATCGCGTCCTGTTCGCTGAGGGGATCATCGATGATTGCAAGATTCGCGCCACGACCGGCAATGCCGGCGGTGATACCGGCGGCAACGTACTTTCCTCCTTGCTCCGTATCCCACCTATTGGTGGCCCTGCTATCGCTCTTCACCCTCGTATCGAAAAGCCTTGCGTAGTCCTCCGACATCACGATGTTGCGGGTATCCCTGCCAAAAGCGTTAGCCAACTCCTGCCCGTAGCTCACCCCCATGACCTGCCAGGAGGGGTGCCTCCCCAAGATCCACGATGGGTAGAGCACCGAAGCATTCACGCTCTTCATGCTGCGCGGCGGCATGAAGATCATGGCCCGGGCGCGGGGGGTTTCCTCCACCCACTGCAGCAATTCCCCTATTTCCTCCAGGTGCTTGCCGTTGACGAAACCCTCGGGCAAGATCCACGGAGCAGCATACTGCATGTACGCATAGTAGGACTCACGCGCCCGCTGCTCGGCAAGCTGCGTCAACTCCTTCAGCAACACATCCTCAGTCAAATTTCACCCCCGCGATCTTGGCCAGCCTCTGGATCTCCGCCACCTTGGCCGTCTTGTCCGAGGGCACCTGAGCCGTGACATTCAGCACCGCGCGCTGGTCCACGAAGTACCCCATGGACTTGCCCAGCAACTCCGCAGCCTTGTTGGCACCCGCGTAGTCCCCATCCGCCATGGCCCTCTCATACGTCTCCGTGAGCATCTGGTGGTACTTATCCCGCGTGAGGTCCGCACGTATCTCGTCCCGCACCTGCAACTGCTGGAGTCGCTTCTTGACCCTCT